GAAAGAGACGGAGATGGCGCGGGCCATCCTGGCGCAGTTCCTGCTGCTCGGCATGCGCTCGGTCGGAACGCAAGCACTGGCCGAGACGTTGCTGGACACGTTTGCGTTGTCGGTAGAGGCGTATCTGGAGAACATCACGCAGGAGTTCAATAGATACGCGATTCCGTATCTGTTTCGTTATAATGCGTTTCCGTCCGACACAGCGTTGCCGATTTTGACGCACACTTCTCCTCGCCGCGCCGATTTGGAGGCGGTGGGGCAGTATTTGTCGCAGTTGACCAATGTCGGACTGATCACGGCCGACGCCGACACGGAGGCGTTCCTCCGCTCGCTGGTTCCCGGTATGCCGGCGTCCGGCGGCGAGGCGCGAGGTGACGTTAGCGAGGGCGCAGAGGAGCACAGCAGTGTTATCATCGAGACGTTCGGCGGCGATGAGCGTGCTGCACAGTACCACGCGCTGGCAGACGCGAATGCTGCCGCACAGCGGCGCAACCTCGAGGCGCTATCCGACGATCTGGCGGGGGCGGTGGGTGAGATGGGGCCGGACACGACGGAGGAGGAGCTACGCTCGACGTTTGACGACATTGTCCTGGCGGCGTTGTTGGTGTTTCGCGAGCGCTCGATGCTCGACATCGGAGCGGCGTTCTGGCTGGCGTTTGGGATGGATTCCGGTGGCCCGGCGCAGCTGGCGGCGCTGCAGAACGAGGTCGCGGTGGCGGACTCCTGGCTCGGATACAATGCCGACGGGACGTTGCGACGTGTCAATCCCGCCGGGCGTCCGACGTTGTTTGGCGACATTGCGGGAACGCTGGAGGGTCGGATCGCGGCGATTCTGCTGTTGTTGAAAGACGGCCGCACCGACGAGGCGATGGCAGAGGTCGTGGGCGCAGTGCGGTCGGCGACGAGGGGCTACGCACGCGGGGAGCAGTATGCCGGGCACGTCTGGCACGCAGTGTGGGAGGGAGCGCGTCAGCGTGAGCTGTACGGCATCGAGACCGGCGCGGGGACGGCCTGGCGCTGGCGCTGGGTCAACGATCCGCTGGCTCAGCACTGTGCCGAATGCTCGGTGTTCGGCGCCGATCCGCCGGGGCGGGAATACGAGTCCTGGGAGGCGATGATGGCGATAACCGGAGGCGTGCTGCCAGGTCTGGGGACCGAGTGCGACGGCAATTGTCGCTGTCACCTGGAATGCGACGAATCCGGGGGGTGGGGATGGGCGTGAACGAACGCAGCACGGCGCGGACGGTACGTATTCCGACCGTCCTGGTGGCATTCGTGAATCGCGTGATGGCGCTCCCGCCGGGGATTCACACGATTCACATTGTCAAGGCCGGGCGGGGTGCCGCCGGGCTAATTGGCTGGGCTGTGACTGTTGGGGAACGTCTGGAGGGTGGAGTGGTGATCAACGAGCTTGGGGGCTCAGCAGGCGAGAACAGGGAGGTGGCGTCCTGATGAGAAGTGGCCGCTTGAGTGCCGTGGTGGCTGTGCTACTCACGAGGGGCTCCCCCCTCTGTGTCGGCTATATGCGGCGAGCATCTCCGCAGCCTCCTCCCGCGTTAGGGAGGGAACTGTTTTTACCCGCTCCATCCAGGCCAGGGCCTGGGCCGGTGACGCGGTCGGTGGTTCTTCGTTCCCGCTGCCGTACCACGCTGACAGGTAGGCAACGTCGAACTCGAATCCGTGCTCGCGCATTAGTGCGGCGGCTAATGCCGCCACGCTCGGCTTTCTCATTTCCATTCACCTTTCCGGGGGACCTTTCCCCCCTCCAGGGCGTCCGAGTGGTCGGGCGCCCTGGAGGGGGCCGGAGCGCGGTCGTCTGCGCTCCGGCGGCGGGTCTAGTAGCTGCGGGTGGTGCGCACGCAATCCTCGGCGGCAACCGTAGCCGCAATTGCGGCTACGGCTGACTCGACGATCTCGAGTGCTACGCGGGCATCGTCAATGCAATTGTTAGCGCTGTTTATCATAAGGGTTATGTCGGCTTTGTTGTTACTGTCGGATTTGGTGAGAATACTATCGCGCACCGCGTCGCTCAGGGCGGTGACAACGGCGCTGAGGTCGGCGATAGTATCGGCGGCGTCGTCTAATATCTCGCAAGATTCGTAAGCAATTGCTCCCGCGATAGTGAGGATAGCCTCGCGGAGCGAGGCTATGACGACGTCTTCGGCGATGCCGCCCGCGCTGCGGCTACGGCAGAGTGTATTGAGACCGTCAAGAAGTAAATCTGTTTTTTCGTTCATTATGCTCCTTTTATTGTACCACCAGCTTCTCGAGGTCCGCCAGGGCTTTCTTGGCGGCCTCAAGGGCATCGAGGAAGAACTCGATGCCTTCCTCCTCCATCTCGGTCCCTCGGCTGGCAAGGGCCAGCCCGGCGATCTCGGTTGCCTCGGTCAGTGTGTTTTCGATCTCCAATATCGTTACTGCGTTTCCCTTTCTCGCGTTTCCCTTCATTGTGCTCCTTTCTTTCTGATTTTCGGGGGCCTTTCCCCCTCCAGGGCGTCCGAGTGGTCGGGCGCTCTGGAGGGGGCCGGAGCGCGGTCGTCTGCGCTCCGGCGGCGGGCTGTTAACTGATCGAGCGGGCGAATCGTGCTATGTCTGCCAGCTCGGATGCGATGTGTGCAGCCGATCCGGCGTGTGCCCAGCTAGTTTCGTCTTCGAATAGGGTCGCTCTTATTTGCAACTGTCGCAACGCGTTCTCGATCTCGGTAATCGATGCGCGTGCTCTCTCTACCGCTTCGATTGTCTCCTTCGGGGCTGTCCTTTTTTCGCTCATTATACTCCTTTCTTTTCTTCTCTTCTCGGGGCTGTCGCCCCACCCTCGTACTACCATTATACCACATCTGTACATCTGTGTCAAGCTTTTTTGAACAATCTTAAGATTTGCCAATTTTTCGCGTAGTAATCACCTGCCCGACCACCATACCTACGCAACTCGGCCACCCGCACAACCCGGCCCTGGTCCGGCGGAGGGCTTTTCACGGAACAATTGAAATCAAACTGTATCTGAAGTTACACGACAGAGCTACCTGCGGCGAAATACTTGCAAAATGCTTGACAGGCAGATGGCGGTGTTGTATAATATCGACAACGGAATACAAAGCCCGGCACGAGCCGTGTGGCCGACGCGCCGGGGGACGCCAGGGCACGAAGCGAATACAGCGGACACAGCGGGCAGACTGATCAACTGATCAATGGTCTGCCCGCTTTTTTTGTTCTGAAGCAGGAGGCCAGGAGGCACGATGGAGAGAGTACTGTTCAGTCAACGCGACAAACGATGGAGCGACATCCACCTCGGCACGGCCGGCGGTATGTTCATCGGCGGTGCCGGTTGTCTGTTGAGCGTCTCGGCAGCGATGCTGCGCGAGACGTTTTCCGTGTCTGTGGACCCCGGCGTCCTCAACCGCTGGTTGTGCCGGAACAGCGGATACACCCACGGCAACCTGCTGGTGTTCGACGCACTCCGGCGTGCGGCGCTGGAGCTGGGCGGAGTCGAGCTTGCCGTTCGCGTCATTGACTGCGCAAACGTACCCGCCCCACTCGACCAGATAGACGCAACGCTGGACGGGGGGGGCGGTGTGCTGGTGCTGGTTGATTTCCATCCCGGCGGCGCGATACAACAGCACTGGATCAGAATCCTGGAGCGTGACGCGAGTGGTGGCGAAGCGGATTACATCGTGCACGATCCGTGGCTGCCGGCGGCGGTCAATCCGTACAGGCTGATGCCACGCTATGCGCATTACTCTTGGAGTTCGCCGGCGCGTGTGATATTCAGAATCGTGCTGTACCGGCAGGCGGGTGACGCCGGTGCGTTGCCTCCGGCCTCCAAGGCCGGTGCGGTAAACGAAGCACAGGAGAAGCTGTTTCTGAATCTGGACACACCGGGCGAGATTATGACGTTCACTACTGAAAGCCACGCCCCCGCCGACGCATACACCATCGCCTGCGGTGGCGGGTACTGTACTGTTACACATTCATAGACGAGAGGAGGATACAGATGGACTTTGGAACTATTGAGATCGGTGGTGTACCTGTGATGGCGCTGATCGTGGCGCTGGTGGCGCTGTGTCGCGAGTGGTTTGGACTGCGCGGCAACGCTCTGCGGATGCTGAGCGCCGGCCTGGGAGTTCTGTTCGGCGTGCTCTACCAGTTCTTGGCGGGCTGGCCGGCGGACGCGGAAGGCTGGGTGGTATTTGGCGTGCAGTTGCTATACGGCGTCATCGCCAGCGGCTTGGTGGACATCACACGCGACATTGTCGGTCGCGCTGCATCGTGCAGCGATAGCCGGTAGCCGGCCGGCCGGCGAGACGGCCAGGAGTAGACGGGAGGAGACGGGATGCCAGGCGACGGGGGTTTTCTGGTCGAGCGGGGGTTCATCGTCAATCTGTTCGCGCAGTCCGGTGACGCCGGCGGCTCGCCGGCGGCGCGGGCTTTGGCCGGCGAGCCGATCCTGATCATACCGCGAGGCACATTCCACCGGCTGGGTCGCACATTCACGGTGGACGACGGGGTGATCGCCGATTTCGTGGAAAACTGGCTGCATCGCGGTGAACGCGGCATCAGGCGTACACGGCTGGCGGTGGACACGGATCACAACGGCCGCGCGGTGGGTTGGTATGCCGACATCCTGCCGCTCGACGGCGGCCTGGGGGCGACGTTCACCTGGAACGACGCCGGGCGGCGTGCGCTCGAGGATGGCGAGTTCGCATACTTTTCGGCAACCGTCTACTGGCAAATAGTCGATCCGGTGACCGGCGAGGTCGTGCACAACCAGGTTGGCGGTGGCGCATTGACTAATTATCCGTTTTTCGGCGAAGAGACGGCGCTGTATTCCCTGCGCGTGGGGGGTGTTGGGAGTACGGCGCCGGTCTTTTTCGCCGTCACAAAAACCGAGGACGGTGTACAGTACCCGGCGCGGGCATACCTGGTGGTAGAGGACCCGGCCAAGCCGACGACCTGGCACTTGCGCGTGTACTCCTGGCAGGACGGAGAACTGCGGCCAGATCATCGGCTGATGGGTGCGGCCAAGGCGGCGCTGTTATCGCCGGGCGGCCACCGGGGCAATCGGTACACCGGGCCGCAGCGTGAGGAGGCGATCCGCAAGCTGCGGGCGTTGTATGAATCAGAGGGTTTGGAATTTAGAGCAAAAGGAGGCAGTGTTATGAACGAGAACATCACGCTGGAGCGACTCGGCGACTGGTTGGTGGGGTTGTTCTCCCGCCTGCCGCCGGTCGACGACGGCACCGGCGGCGGCGAGAGCGATGCCGGCGGCGGTGGCGACGAGCGGCTTGTGGAGTTGTCTACTCAAATTGACAGTCTGCGCGAGCAGTTCGAGCAGGTAGTCGAAGAGCGGGATCAGTACCGCCGGCAGATCGAGGAGCTGCGCGGAACGGTGGCGCAGGTGCAGGACGAGCGAGATGCCGAGCGGTTTGCGCAGATGGTGCGGAGCGAGTTCGCGCATCTGCCGACGACCGCCGACGAGCTGGCGGCTCACATCCGCTGGTTGCACGAGACGGATGTTGCCGGCGATGACGGCACTCAGGTGCACGCGGAGTTTTTCTGCGAGCTGTTGCGGCGAGCCGATGCCGAATTTGCACGCGCCTTCGCCGAACGCGGTCACGGCCGCGTCATCAGCGGCGGGGCAATGCAGGCAATTGACAGCGCGGTAGCCGAATACCGCAAAGAGCATCCCGACGTTGACTACGACGTGGCGCTCGGTGCGGTGCTGGCGCTCAAGCCGGAGCTGTTCGCCGCCTACGAGGATGAACGGGAACGAGGAGGTGTGTGATGGCTGTTGAAGCTCAGGGTGCGTATATCCTGCGGTCGTGGCCGGCGGGCGAGGATTTGTCGGCCAAACAGTTCAGGTTTGTAAAACTGTCGTCCGGCACTGTCGTGGCGTGCGCCGCCGCTACCGACATCCCGGTCGGTGTGTTGCAGAACAAGCCAACCACCGGCAGGGCAGCGGAGGTCTGTGTGTTGGGACCGACGAAGGTCGAGGCGGACGGTGCAATCACGGCCGGCGGGCTGATCGGTACGTCCGCCGACGGCCAGGCGGACGAGAAGACGGCCGGCACGGACACGACCGAGTTCATCTGCGGTCGTGCGCTGGAGGCGGCTGCGGCCACCGGCGACATCATCGAGGCGGTCGTCAACTGCGTGTCGCCCGCTCGCGCCGCGTAATCGCCGGTTACCAAAGAAGGAGGTGCAACTATGCCAGCTGAACAACCAGGATCTGGCGACGTACACGTCGATCAGTTGCTGACCAACATCTCGGTCGGCTACAAAAATCAGTACTACATCGCGGAGCAGATCTTCCCGGCCGTGTTGGTCGAGAAACGCTCCGACATCGTGCCGAAGTTCACTAAATCAGCGTGGTTCCGCGACGAGGCCAAGGAGCTCGGGGAGCGTGAACCGCCCCCGGTGTCCGGGTACAACGTTGATCTGTCCGACACTTACTACTGCCGCGAATACGGTTTCGCTCATTTCATCAGCGATGCCCGACGCGACAACACCGACCAGCCGTTTGACGCCGTGCGCGACGGTGCAATGTGGGTCACCGACAAGCTTCTGCTGAAAGCAGAACGTATGTTCGTGACCGATTTTTGGAAGACTGGGGTGTGGGGCACAGATGTGGCCGGAGGTGCGGATTTCACGAAGTGGTCAACCTATGCAACCTCGACGCCGATTGTTGACCTGCGCGGGTGGATGCGCACTGTGCGCCGCTCTCTCGGCGGATTGGCGCCCAACACGCTGGTGCTCGGCGATCTGACGTTCGACGTGCTCGCCGACCACCCCAACTTGCTCGACCGGATCAAATACTCCAGTTCGTCCGATAGTCCGGCGCTGGTGTCTCCGAACCTGATCGCACAGCTGGTTGGTGTGGAGCGGGTGCTGATTGGTCAGTCGCTGTACACCGACGATCCGGAGGGAACGGCGGAGTCCGGCGTGACATACACTCCGCTGTGGGACGACGATGCGCTGTTGGTCTACGTCGCCAGCCGTCCCTCGCTGTTCACCCCGTCAGCCGGCTACACGTTTGTGTGGCGTACCGCGTTCGGCGGCCCGCGTTACATCAAGCGCCGCCGGGACCCGATCAGCGACAAGGGGGAGCTGATCGAAGGCTTCCAGTACTTCGATCAGAAAGGCGTGGCGACCGACGCCGGGCTGTTTATATCTGACGCGGTGGACTGACGATGAGCGGCGAGACATACGTTGTCGCAAATCGTGATTTCACGTACACCGCCGAGCTGCAGGTGCGGCGCGGGCAGGTCTTCGCCCTGGGCGGACATCGGAACGACGCATTGCTGATTAAACACCGACACGTCGCACTGCTTGATCCTCAGCCGACAGCCGCAAAGGTGAAGCAGTTTCCGACTTGCGGCGAATGTGGTCGGCAGTTTGTCAGTGAGCACTGGCGCGAGCGGTGCGGCGAGCTGGACACACTGCCGGCCGGGGAGCAGCGGCGTGTGCGGCGGCGTGACGCGGCTCAGCGCAACGACCGCCGCATTGTAACTGTCGGCGCGTAGGGAGGGGACAGGCGATGACGGTCGCACAGGTGATCTACGGTGGCTCGCCGGTAGCGTTTTCCGGCAACTTCGAGGTGACGTTGTTGTCGAGCGCCGAGCGCACGTGCAGCGTCAGCAGCGGGGATCAACAAAATCACTACTCTCGCGGTGTTGCAATCGCATTCGATGTGACCGCCATCACCGGCTCGCCGAGTTTGACGTTGTCGCTGGAGTGGAAAACGCCGCTCGGTGAGTACGTCACGCTGATGACTGCGCCGGCTGTGACGGCGGTCGGGCATCACACGTATATCCTGTATCCCGACATCGCCGCCGCAGCCGCCGACGTCGAGGTGGCGGTCGGGTTTCCGTTGCCGTACTGCTGGCGCGTCACCGTGGCACACGGGACGGCGGATGCGGTGACATACAGCGTCACAGCGTCACTGTTGCAGTAGCTGGAGGTGTATGCGTGTCGCTCACCGATCTGGAGCGCCTGCGGCTGACGATAGCGGATCGCCCCCGCTCGGTGATTGACGAGCGGCTGGGCGTGGGCAACGGCGTGTTGGCTGCGTTCAGGATGCAGTTGTACCCGGTCGTGCCCGGCTCGGACGTGTTGCTATTGCGCGACGGCGACACGGCTCTGGTGCAGGTGCGGGATCAGGATTACACGATCACCGAGGAGTCGGGCGTGGTGCATTTTGCAA